GTGATATTTTCCTACATGTCCGTTTAAACGGAAGCATCATAAGATACCAGAGGAAGCACCACCCATAGCACCTTTAAAGATTCGTTTAACCGGCTTCCGTTTCAAACGGAAATCGTTTTGTCCGTTTGTATATATTTGCATGCATAATCATAAACTCATTGTGCATATTGCACAAAAATCATACCTAAATTTTGTGCAACATGTTCAGTAGAAGTGTGGTATACTTAAAGTAGAATAAGATATAGTATTAGAATAGGTGTAGTCCACCATGCGCCTTTTCACTACCGTACTTATTCGCATTAGGTTTCCGTTTAAACGGTAATCACCAAATCATAGACCTATCCGTTTAAACGGAAGGAAGGAGATATTATGGCAGTTAAGACCAAAGACGAACTATTACAAACAATTAATGCCATTGAAGGACTCGATGAAGATGTATCAATTCATCTCATAGAAGATGTGACTGATACATTTGATTCATTTTCAGATGGTACAGACTGGAAAACAAAATATGAAGAGAATGATGCTCAATGGAGAAAGAGATACAAAGAGCGTTTCTTTTCGTCACCAGCTTCTGAACCTGAACTTGATGAAGATGAACCTGAAAAGAAAACATACACATTCGAATCCTTATTTGGACCAAAGACAAATTAACTTATTTCCGTTTAAACGGAAGAAAGGAGAAATGCAATGCCTTCAAGAATTGCACTTACATCGCTTAATGCGAGAACAATTGACATAATCAATACCATCAGGGCTAACGCTTCACCACAGTATCAGCATTTGGTACCTGAGATTGAAAAAGAAACTGATATTCCCGCTATCGGGCAGACCCTTCTTGGTTATCCCCAGATGGCAAATGAATTCATCTCAACTCTTGTAAACAGAATTGCATCAGTTGAAGTAAAGTCTGCAATGTTCAATAACCCTTATGCAGACCTCAAGAAAGGCTTCCTTGAACTTGGTGAAACAGTTGAGGAAGTATTTGTATCTATTGCAAAGGCACGTGAGTTCAACGTCGAAAAAGCACCCGCAAGGGAATTCAAGCGTACACTTCCTGACGTAAGAACCGCGTTCCATACTATGAATTGGAGGGTTCAGTATCCTGTTACTATTCAGAGAAACGACCTCGAAAGAGCATTCCTCTCGGTATCTGGTGTAACAGATATGATTGCACGAATCGTAGATACACTCTATAATGGTGCTAACTATGATGAGTATCTCCTTTTCAAGTACCTTCTCATAAAGGCTATCTCTAGTGGCAAGGCAAAACCTATTGCAGTTGACACTACAGATGCAAAGGACTTCGGCATCAAAGCAAGAGCAACCTCCAACAAGCTTACTTTCATGAGCAACGAGTATAATAACGCAGGCGTTACTACTGTTACCGATAAGTCCGACCAGTACATCTTCATTGATGCTGACTGGGAAGCTCAGTATGATGTTGAAGTTCTTGCATCAGCCTTTAACATGGATAAAGCTGATTACATTGGCAGACGTAAACTCATTGATAATTGGGCAACCTTTGATAATGACCGTTTCTCAATCATTCGTGAGAATTCAACCATGATAGATGAAATAACAGATGCAGAACTCACACTCATGGGAGATGTAAAGGCTGTACTCGTTGACCGTGAATGGTTTCAGGTTTATGATAACCTTTCCGAGTTTTCAGAGAAATTTGTTGCATCAGGCTTATACTGGAACTACTTCTACAATGTGTGGAAAACAATTTCATTCTCACCTTTTTCAAACATTGCGGTATTTGTTGACGACTCAGCAACTATCACACCGCCCGCTTCTATTAAGTACAATGTAACCGCAGTATCAACATCTGACAATGCAACCATCGTTACACTTGAACTTGATGATTCAACTGCGTCACTTGCACATTCATCATTTATCTTTGTACAGACAGAAGATGCAACAACCGACGGTGTTGCAGTACACAAATATGGCGCTATCATTCTACCTGAAGGTAAAGACTATGATGCTGTACTTTCAGTTGATGGCACGCTCTATGAGGGCGACGTAGCAATCGACGCTACAACCGCAGTAGGTGATGTAATTACATTCACACCAGCAACCTAATATTCGATAGTTTGTCCATTGGCAATATCTCCTATCGGAACAAGTGGGACGGTATCCTTAACTACCGTCCCACAAATTTCCGTTTAAACGGAAGAAAGGAATTAAAATGACAGCTATAGCACCCAATACAGTAATAAGATTTGGTCAAGTCAATCTACCAAAGGATATGTCAGATACATTCTACTTTGCTAATGAAACAGAACAGAGAGAATACTTTCAAGCATTTCTAACAACAGTGTATACAAAGTTCACATATCAAAGAGAACATCGAAACTATGTTAAGATAGAAATAACTTCAGAACAAGATGCTGATGAATGGGACTATATGATGTTCCAAAATACAACATACGGTGATAAATGGTTTTATGCTTTTGTGACAGAAACAGAATGGATAAATAACTTAACTGTAAAAGTATACTACGAGATAGACTATATACAAACATATTTATTTAACTATGAAGAACAATCATCATTTATAGAAAGAACACATACAAAGACAGACAATATAGGTGATAACATAGTACCTGAAAAAGTAAATTTAGGTGAATATGTATTCAATAACCCAAATAGAAACTCACCAAATTGGGATTTAGCAACAGACCCTGTACTAATTTTGATGGTGACAGATAGTCAAGGAACCATTGTTGATAATATGTATATAGGTGGAAAGCTATATGCTTTACCGTGCTCAGAAGGTGATGAACAGTATATAGATTCAGTAATAAGTCAGTATACCATAAATCAAGACCTAATCGCTGCTTATATAGTACCAGAAATGTTAACATTATTCTATGAGTTTGACGAGGAAGATGACGGTAGAGTAATAGGAAATACAGAAGATTCTGTAATTGAATTAGCATTGCCAAATGTTACACCAAACGATGCACTAGACGGATATGTACCATCAAATAAAAAGTTATATACATATCCATATAATTTTATATATGTAACAGATAATAACAATAATGAAATGGTTTTAAAATATGAGTTTTATACACCAGATGCTAATAATAAATTATGGATTTTAATGAAAGGAACAATACTAAATCCACCGACAATTAATATATACCCAGACCCCGCAAAATATAAAAAAGGTGGAAATGTAAGTTTATACAAAGGTGAAGGCGTACATGCTGAAAATATAGCTATAGCTGGATTTCCTCAAGCACCATTCAACTATGATGCCTATGCTCAATGGCAAGGTAGGTCAATGGTTCCAAACATATTAAAAACTGGTGCAAGTCTTGTAGGTGGTGCTGTACTCGGATATTTTACAGGTGGTGCTGGTGCTAGCGTAGGCGCAGCCGCTGGTGCATCAGTTGTATCTGTAGCGTCAGCTTTATTAGCACAAGGATATGACGCTAAAGCTGAAGGTGGTTTATCGAGAGGTTCATTTTCAACAGGTTCGTCGCCTATAACAACACGTATTTATAATGTAACATCATGCAGAGCATCAATAACATCACATTATGCTAAAATGATAGACGATTACTTCACAATGTTTGGATATGCAATAAATGCTATAGATGTACCATCAAGAAACACAAGAACAAGATTTACTTACATTAAAACAGTAGGTTGTGTTGTCAAAGGTGACTTGCCAGCTAATGCCAAAAACATAATTCAGCAAAGATACAATGATGGTATTAGATTTTGGGCAGACCGTGAAAACATTGGTAATTATTCAGCAGACAACCCTCCTCTATAAACTTTCCGTTTAAACGGAAGAAAGGAAAACAGATATGCCTAGAAGAAGATATAGAGCTGGTCATGATACTTTCGATACAATGGAGTATTCAGCAATTAATAATAAATTTTCTTTTATAGACTACATGGATAGGTTAACTGAATTAGCCCTGACAATGTTTAAGTGGCAGAATCTTCCTGATACTGTAAATGAAGATTATCTAGAGAAACAGCTATTCTTCAAAGGAAAAGCATTATTCTTTAAAGACGATGTAATAGGATACCTAGCCTTACAGTGCATAGATAATGGTGGATTTGACGTGTACGGTATACCTATCAACAGATATGGTAAAGGCTATAATTCCTACATGTCAGAACCAAAAACAAATGAAGATTCAGTAATAATTTATAACAACCGACTTCACAAATCAACCTATCAACTAACACGTTTCTTTGCTCAGAAAATGTGGAATATTGACCGTGCTATTGATGTAAACGTAAATGCCCAAAAGACACCCATTCTCCTTCAAGGTGCAGAGAATGAACGACTAACCCTCAAAAATCTTTACATGCAATATGACGGAAACGAACCCGTAATATATGGTACAGATAAATTAAACACAGAAGGTTTCACAGTTCTTAAAACAGATGCACCTTTTGTAGCACCACAGTTATACACTCTTAAAATAGCACTTTGGAATGAATACTTAACACAAATAGGCATAACCAATACTGCATTTGAAAAACGTGAAAGACTTGTATCAGACGAAGTAGTGCGTTCTCAAGGTGGAACGATAGCTTCTCGATATACTCGATTAGACATGCGACGTAAAGCTTGTGAAGAAATAAACAAGATGTTTGGTCTTAATATTTGGGTAGACTACAAAGAAGATTATCGTGAGTACGACATAACAAAGATGATTCAGTCTGAAACAGAAGCAAAAGAATCAGGAAAGCCAGTCGACATGGTACCCAATGTCGGTGAAGCAGAGAAACTTTCCGTTTAAACGGAAGAAAGGCGGTATGCAATGAGTGAGTATACCACAGAGTTACGATATATCTGTGAAACACTTAATGGAGATACCGAAAGTAGTGGATACAACAAAGTTCAAGAGATTATAAATAACACTTACGATAAGGTTTTCAGTTTTGATTATCCTATCTTTGATAATAGCTATAAGCCTATTTTGGAGAAGAAGATTATTAAACATTTCTATACAAGAGAAATAGCATATGAAACCTATGGTAGATGGAAGCTGGCACTTGATTCTAAAATGAATGAAATAATGCCTTATTATAATCAGCTTTACAAAAGTGAACTTTTAGAGTTTAATCCGTTATATGATGTAGACCAATTCACAGAAGGAAATCGAACTCACGATGATGAAATAAACGAAGTAAATAATGATACAAGAACCGACACTGGAACTATCACAACAAAACAGAACGGTACTATTCAGGATAACGGAACATCAAAATCAACAGATAGTGGTTCAGATACTGGCTTAAAAACTGGTGGCGATAAAATGAATAGATGGGATAAATATTCAGATACACCACAAGGAACAGTTACTTGGATAGCACCACAGTCAACAGATACAGTAGTACAAGACGGTTATTTAACAGATGCTAGAAACATTACCGAAGACCATACTGGTTCAAGTGTTACTGATAAAATGACATATGGTAAAGTAAATGATGGTGAAGCTAATAACACTAGAACATTTAATACTGTATCACCACAGGAATTGAACACAAAACGAAAAGACGATAGAAAAAGAAAGCACGAATATGATAGCTTAGTCAACTACGCAGAACATGTTTATGGTAAGAGTCCTGGAAAATCATTTTCAAAAATGCTCAATGAGTTCCGTGATACTTTCCTTAACATTGATGCGCTAATCATAGATGAACTTGAAGGTTTGTTTATGCAAATATGGTAAGTTCCGTTTAAACGGAAGAAAGGAGAAGATAATGGCTTGGAGAGATAAATTACATATCTTTCGTTTCTGGTCACAGAAAGTGCTTCCTCAGGTTTATGATGACGCCCTTTCGTACTATGAAGTCTTAAATAAGGTAGCCGCTTTCCTTAATGAATGTATTGAGAAAATCAACGAACTCATTGATGAACAAGAAGCCTATGAAGATGCAATGAATCAGGCTTGGGAAAATTTCAAAATAGAAATGAAGGACGAATGGAAAGCCTATAAAGTTCTCATGGAAACAACATGGAATGATTTTAAGCAGTATATTCTTGATAATCTTGATACTTGGGAAGAAGAAACACGTCAGCAGGTTATTGATAATATTAATAATGAACTTGAAATAATCATAGCTAATCTTAAAGATGAACTTAAACTTTACATTGATGGCACAAGAACTGTTACAGTTCACATAACAAAAGAAAATAATGTTATCACTGCTGACAAGACATATACTGAAATAAGAAATATCATAAATGAAGGTGGTTATGTAATACTTAATTATGATAACCACATTTATAGATATCAGTATGTAGGTGATGAAGATTATATAGAATGGGTTGAAGAAGGTGCATATTATACACAAGTACAGCCACACTATACAAAAATAAATACTATTATTGATTATATCCTTCAGGTTAGTAGTGATAACACTTGGTCTGAACGCGAAGATGAATATGTAGTTACACCTGACATAGGTGCTTCAAACTATGGTAAATTTTTGAAGTCAACAAGTGCTGGTGTAGTATGGAGTAACACTCCTGATGAACTTCCTTCATATACCCAAACCGAAAGCGGTAAAGTACTTAAGGTAAATTCTGCTGGAGATGGCGTTGAATGGGGCGTTGATGGAACAGGTGACACACTTCCTTCATACGGACCTTCAGATGCCAATAAGGTGCTTAAGGTAAATTCAAGCGGAAATGACATTGCTTGGGAAGACGATGACGATACAAAGGAACTACCGAATATTGTATCAGGTGATGGAAATAAAATACTCAGAGTTAAAAATGACTTAAGTGGTGTTGAATGGTCACCAGAATCAAAAGAACTTCCTAGTTATTCAGCTTCTGACGCAAATAAGGTTCTCCGTTTAAACGGAAGCGGAACTGCTGTTGAATGGGGTAATATGACTCAAGAAGTAAATGTTGGTTCATTTTCTAATCCTTCACTTCCAGCGGGTTTTGATTTTGCTTCTGTAAAGTCAAAGCTTGAAAGCGATGCCAATAGTGTTGTTGTAATAGCTACAAGTTCATATGGTGATGAAGTGTATAGATGTATAAGAATCGGACAGTCAACATTGACATTTGTAAAATGGACAACTGTTACAACGTCAGGTACTACATCAGGTGATTTAGTAACTCATGAGATGTTCATTACATCAACTGGTATAACAACAAGAAGTATCAGATTTACTGGTACAGTTGAATAACCTTTCCGTTTAAACGGAAGAAAGGAGTTCGCAATGAGCGACAACATAACAAGAGAGCCTTACCGTAATGCCTGGTACAAACAGTTAGCTGATGCGGTAAAGAAACATGATGAAGAAATCGCTGAAATGACACCTCACCTTGTTCCCAAAGTTGAAGAAGGTGATAATGGTAAAATCCTTATTGCTGGTGAAGATGGTGCTTTCGACTGGGGACAGCCGCCTGAGGAACTTCCTGTTATTACTGAAGGTGATGAAGGTAAAGTCCTTAAGGTTGATGAAGGTGTACCAAAGTGGCTTGAAGATAGTGATGCTGAGATTCCTCCGCATACTGCAAGTGATGAAGGCAAGATGCTTTCTGTAAATGCACAGAACGGACTTGAATGGAAAAATGTTCCTACAGAATTACTGTTAATTACTATCACAGAAAATAGTGGAACATACTCAGCTGACCATACATTCACTGAAATTAAGAATGCTATTAACAGTGGTAAAAATGTCGTTGCATTTTTTAATAATACAATATTTGAATTGTATAATGTAACAACAACAACAGTGTCATTTTTAGGTATAAAAGGATTTCATGGAATAACAGGTGACACAATTGCTGGTGAAATGAATAGCACATTACACGAATTAATTGTAAAAATGATTGCTATAAAATCAACTGGTGTAACATTGACAGTTGTAAACTACTGGACAGCTTTACATATAGGTTTAGCTGATGGTGTTACACTTCAAGCTAGCACATATAGATATTTACAATCTATATTTTCTAATGGTGAATGCATAACAGTTAAATATAATGATATTATATTACAACCGTTAAAATCAACGTCTGATTACACTGTACTTGAATTTGTAAATGCAGTTGAAGGTATCAAAGCAACAGTAGATGCAAACAGACTTGTAACAATAACAGAGATACCTAAGTTACCAGCTGCAACATCAGCAGATGAAGGCAAAGTGCTTATGGTAGATAGTAATGGTGATTATGTACTTGGTACAGTTGCAAGCGGGTTTATTACAGACTACTCAGTATTAGATGTTGAAATAACAGAAGAAAGTGAGGAATAAATATGTTAACAAGTAATTTCTATAAATGGATAGCGTACCATTTAAATGGTGGTGGAAGTGTAGAACCGAAGATGGTTGATTTAGGATATAGACAAGAAGAATGGAGTAATACTCCAGATTGGTTACTTAGTGGTTCATGTTATTCAAAGGCTTGTAGTAACACAAACTTTAATTATGATTCAACTGGTTATAGTGCAGTAAGTGGAATAAATACAGTATCTACAACTAAGGCATTCATAACTGAAGGTCAATCAATGTATATTGAATTTACATGTACATTCCAGAATTCATCTGGTTCTGACAAAACCATAAACTCTATTGCAATAGTATCACCTAAATCTTCATCATATGAATATCTTATAGTAGCTGAGACACTTGATGAACCAGTTGTATTAGCTAATAATACATCGTATACAAGAAAGATAATTGTAAAAATACACTAACTCCGTTTAAACGGAAAGGAGATAACAATGGCAGACTACTATGATGGAACTAAACTTTTATCTCTCAAGGATATAAATAACAAAACTCCTGAGATATACATTTGTACGTCAAACCGTACAGCTGGTAAGACTACATATTTTAGCCGACTTGTAGTCAACCGTTTCTTGAAACGCGGGGAGAAGTTTATTCTTCTCTACCGTTTCAAGTATGAACTAGACTCAGTATCAGACAAATTCTTCAAAGATATAAAAGCCTTGTTCTTTCCTCAACTTTCGATGTCATCGGAAAAACAAGAGATGGGTATTTATCATAAACTCTATCTTGAGAATACTTCCATCGAAGATTACCGTTTAAACGGTAAGGTGATAATTCCGATGGCAGACAAAGTTGAATGTGGATATGCGATATCCATTAACTCAGCAGACCAAATTAAGAGAAATTCCCATCTTTTCTCAGATGCGAAATGCGTGGTATTTGATGAATTTCAGTCCGAAACTGCACACTATTGTCCCGATGAAGTTAAGAAATTTATTTCAGTTCATCAGTCAATAGCACGTGGTAATGGTGAACAACACAAGTATCTACCTGTATTTATGATAGGAAACCCAGTTTCCCTTATCAATCCATACTACGTTCAACTAGAAATTTCCTCCAGACTTCGAAACGACACTCACTTCCTCAAAGGTGACGGTTTCGTACTAGAACAAGGATTTAATAAATCAGCTTCTGAAGCACAGAAAGAATCAGGATTTAATAGAGCCTTCTCTAAAAACTCCTACATATCCTACTCAGCAGAAGGCATTTATCTAAACGACAATCTTGCCTTCATTTCAAAACCTGTTGGAAAGAATCGTTACGTTTGCACAGTTGTCTACGAATCAGTAGAATATGCAATACGTGAATATCCGATAAACGGAATTATATATGTGGATAATTCAATAGACACAACCGCACCGAATAAAGTAGTCTTAACAACACAAGACCATAATGAAAATTATGTAATGCTTAAAAGGTCAGAACCTATACGTAAAAATATGCGTTTCTTCTACATGCAAGGTGCGGTGAGATTTAAAGATTTACGATGTAAAGAAATGTTTATGAAGTTTATCTGCTTAAAGTAACTCGGTATCTGCGTAGTACAATACTTTTTGTGAGCGGTGGAGTGTATGCCTGAAAGAGTGGTACCATCGTATCCTGAGCCTTTACACAGCGAGTCTGTATTTGCTACGTTATAGATATAAAAGAAAACCCCTACTCCTTAATCTTATGATTAAGGGTAGGGGTTTTTCTCTTTCCGTTTAAACGGTAATTCAATACTCGTTGTAAATTATTCTCGGCTTGTAGTTTTTGAGGTCGGAGTTGAGTCTGTCTATAATACGTTGTCCGTTTTTACATTTGGGTAAGTATCGACAATTGCGACATGGTAGGTCAAGTTGACGTCTAAGTTCACAAACGTCCCGCTGTACTTTGTAACTGTTGTATTCGTAGTCTGAATATATTTCTTGCATTATGATTTAGGTGTAAGGGAGTTTAACCCAGCTGTCCATGTTTCTTTTCCAACTTGACCGTCTACTTGTATTTTTCTTGATGCTTGAAAATCTTTTGTTGCTTGTGTTGTATCCTTTCCGAAGTCGCCATCTATTCCTGATGAACCGATGTCGAATTTGTTTACTGTTAGTATTTGTTGCCATACTTTGACAGATTCAGCTTTTGAGCCGTTCTGTAAAAAGGGTAAGGTCACAGTTACAGTTACCGTTTTAACGGAAGATGGGTATACATACATCTGTTTGAATTTACCATGATTTACCCATTCTGTCCATTTATAAGGTTCTTTTAATACACCCCATCTATGACCTTTTGCATGGTATACATAACCGTCGCCACCATATACTCCAACGTGACCGTTATTGTTACGGAATAGAAGTTCTCCTTTTACAAGGAGAGTGTTTGGTAATATTGAACCTGTGTCCTCACATTCTTTGTATAGACGAGGCACACCGTAATAAGGTGAAGGATAATGTGTAGGTTTTGAATCTGGTGTGTCGCATACTGAAGCGGCAAATACTAATCCATTGCAGTCATGTACCTTTTGACCGAATTGAGATGTGAAGGCTGGACTGCCTGGGTTTGGATACAAAGCAGGATATTGTTCTCTTTTGTATTTAAGGAGTGTTTCATCGGCTATCTGTCCGTATGTACCACCCCAATAAGGTCTACCTACTTGTCTTTTTGTATATTCTACTAAATAATCAACATCTTTCATGATTTATCTCTTCTCCTTTCTATTTTATTAACTTTATATTTTGCATATGGATAAACATCATAAGAGTACGCACATGTATTATCACTGTCTGCATTAAGAATATCTGCTATCAATTCAGCATTTCTTTTAACATTACATATACATATGCCTTTACCTGTATTGACATTGATAACACCATAATCACATACAATAGGTTTTATAATATAGTCCATTTTATCTCCTTTCTTCCGTTTAAACGGAAATGCTATCTCATTACATAAGATGTTTCTACAAGTATTGTTCCACCATCTATTTGCTTTGGTCTTAATTTTCCTTGTATTGATAATCCAACTTTGAAATCAGTTAAATCTCGTTTTGTCTGCATAAATTTTATCTGCTCTTCTGTAAAATGAGTTTTGTCGTAGTCATTAATTGGTTCTTGTGTAAGTGATTTAATAAATTGATATTTACATTTATCATTCATTCCAGCACATTTTAAGTTGTAGTATGGTTTTTCTACAGGCTTTCCATCTTCATGTGTAACATGCTCAATATATGTCTTTTGCCTTACAAATATAGCTTCGTCCCAATATGACTCAAGCTTCCAATGACAGAAATCTGTATCATGAATGGGTATGTCAATAAGTTCTTCAGGCTTTAAATCACAATGAATACTATCAGTATCAGCATAAATAAAGCCAGGTTTATCAACACCATGATAATTCTTCTGTGCCGCACGAATTGTAAAATTTCTTGCGTATGATGTTATAGCTGAACCTATAGGTATATATCCAGGGTGTCCTTCAAAACTTTTTATTATCTTGAATTCAAGTGCACCATCATCAGCCAAACTTGCATGTCTGTAACTATCATTTATCCATGTTGCCATTTTTCCATATAAGTTATTTAAAAATAATTTTGCTAACATTCTTAAAGCACCTTCTGAATTTATTTTTATTTCTTTCCATTTATCAATATATTTATCGAAAATGTTATCTGCTGTTTCCGCTTTAAAATAGCAACCGTCTAAGTATTCGGTATCATATAGTTCATAATGTTCTTTAAAAAGAATATAGTCTGTGCATGTTAAAGTTAGTTCTACTTTTGCTTCTTGTTCGTTACCCCAAACATCAATATATCTATCACAATATATTCCGTCTTTATTCTTAATATCACTGGTTTTTAAACATTCTGTTGACTTATATAATGGATTTGATTTTACTTGTATAAATGGTAGATACCCTTGTTTTAGTTTAAACCTAGTTTTTAACCTTATAAAATAATAAGTCCATTCTGAATTTAAAACGTAAAATGGTGGTTTTCCATGCCAAAATGTTGGTATTCCTATTGGATATTTTGAACCACTTTGTGATGACATTACTGATGGATACAGAGAATTTACATCTGCGGTTACTCCATTTTTAAAGATTCTATTTTCTTTTCCTTCAACTAAATAACACCAACCACCTTTGTATGACTTATGAACATATGAACCATATGTATCTACATTAAGACCGTAGTCGTGGTCACTTCCGTTAAAACGGAAATCATACAGGTTTGGAAACATTTTCTGAAATTGATAATAGTCTATAGTTTTCTTAAATTCAGCCATACAACATGAACCAATTGTGAGTTTATTATGATTTTCGTTAAACATTATTTCCAACGCTTCTTTTACTACTAATACGTCATTTGCTATGTATTTAGCTTCTTCATCTGTTATGGTACTATTCGCTTGGCGAAAACCTACATATTCAATTTCAGTTTTTTGATGTTTTGTTTTAAAATCTTTTCCTATCTTTCTTACTGAGAATGGTAATAGTTTTAGTGAATCACGAAATTCAATTATAACGCCACGTGCTGTTTTTACTGTTATTGTATACCACATTCCTTTATCAGAAATCATGTATTTATATGAACATATTGGCATTATATCGTTTTCGTAAAATGTGTTATCAGGTTTGTAATATGCTTCTGTGTATTTTGATGATTTTAATAAATAGGATAATATGAATGTACCATCAAATTTAAGGTTGTGATAAAAAATAACTGTATCTTCTGTAAATGATTCAATATACTCAAATGTTGATTCTATTGAGGTAAGTATAACAACATCTTCAGTATACATTTCTACTAGTGCACTAGCCCAAACCTCTGTATTGGTTTGTCCTTCAAAAACTGTTGTTTCGAAATCACCTACAAAATATCTACAGTTTCCGTTTAAACGATTACGACTCTTCGCCATAATCTAAGTCAAACTCGGGTAAGTCATAGTTATCCTTTATAATTACATCTGTTATTGGTAACTGTAACATGTCTAGTATGTAGTCAAGTGCTCTTGCGTGTTCACCTTCTGTATAGTCAGATGTATAGAATAGGGCTATATCAATATAATTACGAATCTCGTCTGTGTATGAATAAAATCTTTTCATAGCTTCTTGAGCTTCTTTTTCACCCATCTTATTAATTGCTTCAAGTATTGGCTTAGCATCAAAATTCTCTATAGCATCTGTCAATTCATCTCGTGCAACTTTTGAACCACCACCGAATTGATAGTAAATTGCTGTTCTATGTTGGCTTTGTATTTCTTCATGTGCTTGTCTTACTCTTTGTTCTAGATATTGCTTTAATAATTCTACTTCTGTTGGTATTGATACTTCATCGTCAAGTTTAAAATCTTCTTCAGTAAAATTATCTAGTATATGCTGACCGACCATTTCTTTTGTTGCAAAAGCTGATGATGCTATTACTTCACCTGTTTTCTTATTTATTACATTTCCGTCTTGGTCTGTTGCAGTAAATCTTGTTGCGTATTTATCAAATGCTTCTATTGATGTTTTGGGTGTTGAAAAGTTTGACTTTTTTGCTGATGATTTTGGTATTTTTGCAGATGGAACCTTAATTTTTGTTCCTATAGATGTTGATGATTGCTTAGAAATCAGTTTTAATTGCTGACGTTTTTTACGATTTATGGAGTGAATATCTGAAATTTTTATTCTTCTACCTAATTGTTTTGCTGTCGGTATTGAAGGTTTCGGTAGGTTATGACGTCTTGCGTTTTGTAACATATTCTTTCGAATTCTGTTATATTCATTATAAAGATTCATAATACCACTCCTTTGTGATAAATAATAGAAAAGGGACTACCGTTTAAACGGTAGTCCCTGATTATTAAGGTGCTTATTAGGCAATTATTGAGCAAGTTAAGAAGTACTTTCCAGCATAGTTCTTGGAAGGTTTTGAGTAAACTTCAATTGAGAAATCCTCTCCTTCCATCTCTTCTGAAATATCAATAAAAGCATTCCAGAATGACTGTGAACCTGTTACGAACTTTGTACCGTCCTTGTCAACGATGATATAGTTCTTATAGTCTTTATCATCACGTGCCTTCTCATTGTGAACGTCGAGGATAGCGAAGTAATCAACATTGATGGTGATTTTTCCTGTGTCTGTTGAGTTGATAGCTTCATCAAGCTTGATGCAGTTTGATACGTCCTTGATAGAAATTCTTTCTACCTTTGAGAGTTCCTTTGATGTTTCAGCAACTTTTACGATATAATCTCTTTCTTCCATGATTTTAATCTCCTTTGTTTTTTAATTTATTTTTGTTTGGAAGTTTCCGTTTAAACGGAAGTTTGATTAGATGGTTTTGGGAATGATGATAATGCTGGGTGTAGGACTGGCTCTGGTACTGGTCATGATTATGGTTCTCCTTTCATTATTGTGTATTTTCTATTCATCATCGTCTGACAAGAATATGGTGTAATACTTGTCACACAAGAAATAGACGCCAAGTAAGATAAGTATTGTTTCTAGCATGATTTTGACTCCTTTCCGTTTTAACGGTAGATGTAATGGGTTATTTTTGCTTTTTCCATCTTAATTGCTACTTCAAGAAAATCAGTTTCTTGTGCTGACTTTACTAGAAGCTGACGAATATAAGCTGGTTCATCGACTTGTGCAAAGAATTCTTCAAACGTCTGACGAAGTCTACGCTCAGTAGTATGATAATTATCTGTAAAACAGGTATCATACAAATTTGTAAACACATATTTATCTGAAAGTATGTGATTGAGAATTATCTGTGTGTTTGATGTTGCATTTGAACGATATGTTGATGCTATATCTGACATTGCTTTCTCCTTTCCGTTTAAACAGTATCACTTTTTCATTTCTTTTCTGATTTCAAGCCAGTTAAGAAATCCAAATAATGTATAGAATGATTTTACATCAAGTTCTGACATACAGCCTAATCCATTCTCAACACTGAAATGAAATTCATCTCCTTCGTCCAGCGGGTCACTATCGTAGTCGTGTTCCCAAATGGTTATTTCAGGATTAAACTTTCTTATGTAGTCTTTGAATTCCTCATAGTAATCATTAATAATGAAATCAATCGGTGTGCTACGAAGAAGATTTTTACGAATTTCATTCTCGTAATCGTCTTGAGTATATTCTGATTTTCCGTTTAAACGGTAGAATTTAAAATTACCATTTACCATTAGTGTACATATAGATGAATTCTTCTCACAGAACCATGCTTTCTGGTCATCTTCATCTTCGAGCTTTTTGATTAGTTCCTTTACCGTATATTTTTTAGTCTTGCGGTACTGGTCAAACTTTGATGCAAGATTGAATTTGTTTCTTATGTAAGCAAGTGTGTCTGTCGTAGATGCATCAACGTCTAATCGTACAGATGATGAATTAACAATCCATACGTCATACTCGATTATATTGATTTTTATTTTTTGTGCTTCATTAGCCTTAGTTGAATCAAGGTATAACTCTAAGATAACTGAGTATCCATCAGTGAGTTCGTTTGATAATTCTTTTGAAAGTTCTTCAAGCCTTCTTTTTATTACAGATAGTGCTGACATTTTTATATCTCCTTTCTTTCCGTTTAAACGGAAAAGACCAGCTATTCAGCTAGGTCTTAAATTTGTGCTTAGTTTGAAAATCAGTTTTGAAATTGCCACCGTTTAAACGGTAGGTGTTGACAACCTATAAGACTCCGTTTAAACGGTGGCTGTATTGGGGATAGTTTATGAAACTTGCGTGTCTAGGTATCCTTGAACACTTGTTCGGAACATCTGTTCGTCTGACAATTTGCCCTAAATGGTGAAATTGTGCAAACAATAAATTATCTGACAATTTGCACCAAATAGGGCATTTTGTAGAGAAAATAGGTTAAAATGTAGGAACAATTGCCAAAATTAGCTAAAATGTAACATTTGTTACAGTTTTAGACAAAGGGCGAGTTTCTTAAGAATAGTCTGACAATTTAATGCAAAAAGAGAAGGGCGGTAAAAACCGCCCTTGTTCATTTTACTTGCTAGCAAGTGCTTTTTTGTTCGCCTCGGCTTGCTTGTCAATTTCCATAACTGCTTTACTAAATGCCATATCAAAAATTTTGTAACTTTCGGCGAGTGCTGTAAATATGTCTTTAGGTATCATGTCAATATCAGTGCACTTTGAAAAATCTTTCATGGCGTCTTGTACCGCCTTGTAAAGTGTCTTACATGATACCTTTTTAGTGGAAGCTTCCTTTTTTCTTTCGTTCTTTGTATGGTTCTTTTCCACCACATCTTTAACCTCCGATACTTTCATATCGGGTGCAACCTTTGAGAAAACCGCTTTTCTTTCGTCCTCTTTTTTGGTTGCGGGAAGCATGGCAATCAATTGTGTTTGTGAAAACTCGGAAGCTTTGTGCCCATTTATGTCAATGCCAAGTGGTGTTCCGTTTTCGTCCGTTTCCGTGTTCAAGTAGTATGTACCGAACATGTTAACCATGTCATTAATCTGTGATGATTTTAAGCCTGTTATGGCTTCCAATTCTTTGACGGGTGAAGCGTACGCTTTGCCTGTTTTCACGTCAATGAATGAGCCTTTAAACTCACCATTGATGAAGCCGTACATTAAGCCACCACACATGATATACGATTTACGGAAGCCATAAAGACTATCATTAAGCTTTTGCATATAGCTATTTAAGGAAGCCATTTTCTCAGGATTATTACGCGTTGCTGTTGTAACCATAATTCCATTATAGGCTTGAATTTCACCACTTAACCTTGTATGAGTCGTAACGACTGAAATTTCATTTGCGTTAACACTTTCGTTTGCCTTTGCATTTACGTTTTCGTTTGTCTTTTTAGCCATTTTTCTTTCCTCTTTTCATGGTATTTTTGCTTTACCCGTAACTTCCGTTTAAACGGAAGATACCACGCACATAAGGGAATACGTGTGCGTGTACGTGCACGGGTTTTACCGCTTCTCCCGTGCGTGCGTGGTGCTTTTTCCTATCGGTACACATAACCTTAAATTTTTCCGTTTTGATGGCTTCCGTTTAAAACGGTTGCCGTTTCCTTTCCGCCCGTGTGCATGTGGGTGCGGGTCTTTTATACAAATTTTATACACGGGGCAAACCCACGTCCCCGCACTATTAATTCTACTACAAAAGCGGTAATTTGTATATATGCATGTTGCACAAAATATAATTGTTTGCGTTGTACATTTTTAACAAAATTTTAAACATATGCACATTTTAAAGAAAAATTCAAGTAGTAAAATGCACAAAATAAAGTTTTTTAATTGTGCATATCCAACAATTGACGAGTTTTATGTTTCACGGAAAAAACATGTAAATGTTTCACAAAATGTATAAAATAAGTGTAAAATGTATAAAAGTCTATGTATATTTATAAAAATTGAATGTATAATCATAAACTTATAATTATACATCACTTTTGGAAACTAAAACATTAAAAACGGTTTCCGTTCAAAATGGTAAATACTTAAACGGAAAATGAACAAAACTATTATTAGCATTCTTTTTTAGTGAGTGCTAAATTGTAGACAATATTCAGACAATTAGCAATTATTCATGGTGAGTGCTAATTGCCTCTGTATAGACAATTTACTAGCACTCAGCTAATGCGAGTGCTAATAATTGTAGTGGGAAATCTTCCGTTTAAACGGAAATGTCAGAAAATATCAC